ACTAAATGATAATAGTTCCATAATTTGTTTCTCCTTATATGTCAAAGAACAGTAGCTGTGCTCCATGAGAGACTCGAACTCTCAAGCCTTGCGGCACCAGATCCTAAGTCTGGCGTGTCTACCAATTTCACCAACGGAGCGGTGCGTCCCAGTTTGAACAGATAATGTGCTGTTCTCTCATTGCTCCCGTATACGACACCTGCGTACCTCGTAGGAGTGGGACTACAACATCAACGAGCGTTAATAGAGAATATTGGTTACTCCTGCTATTAACTGACCTTGTTTTTGAAAAGCATCTTCTTCCCAAGGCCTCTTTTCATAGGTAACATTTTCTAAATTAAATTCTTCGCCTTTCCAGTATACAATTCCTGTATTTTGGTCATAGGAGATGTCGCCGTCTTGGTATTGTGTGAGATGTATTGTTTCGTGGGAAAGTACTTCGATAGCATCTTCTCTATCTAGCTCTGCAATAAACAGGTAGTATATGCCATTGAAAGACCTAATATGAGCTTTAAGTTCGCCGTCAAACTGCGACTTTGCTTGGTCTGAGAGAGGGTTAATAACAACGGTGATGCCTGTTAGTCCGGCTTGGTCTAGAGCTATGCTTAGAGCAGTGTCGTAGTAAGTAGGCATACTGTTATTTACTACAGAATTGTTAAACGGTAATTCGACTTGCTTATAAGGCTCTTCTTGAGTGAAGTTGTTAGCCATCAATATTCCCGCTACTATTAGCAGTGTAACTACTCCGGTAGCTATTCCAATTTTTTTCCAGTTTGATTTCATTGTTGATAATTTTTAGCAGCCAGGGGAGGAATCGAACCTCCACGCTTAAATTAAGCGGACACTAAAAGTGCCTGTGTATATCCTTCGGTAGTCATATGCCTACACGTTTTCACCACCTAGCTTTTTATGCCTTTATTACTTGATAGCTTGGTCGTGAGCAGATTTACCACCACCTACGGAGACGGTATCTTCACTACCTGAAATTTTAGCTACAGTACTATCTGTTGCGACAACTGAGCTGTCTGCTACAGCGGTGCTATCAGCGCCGGTGTTTTCGGTTGAAGCGGATCCTCCGCAGGACATCATGGCAAACATAACGGCAATTGCAAGAATTGTCTTTTTCATACTTTTTTTTTAATTTTGATTTGTTAATAATTGTAGAATAAATATAGAATAAAAACTTCAGACTTCCAACTAAAGGCGGGCTCCTACCTTATTTTTTATAATTAACGTATCATTCTGTATATCTGTACAAGCTGTAGGGGTTGGTCCTATCCACCAGGATGCTAAACAACTACTGCCAATAGAACCCATAATAGGACCTGTTAGACCGTTACATGGTTTGTATGTGTAAAGTAAATTACAATTAGCATCCCATTGGGCCTGGTGTAGTAAACCAACAGTATGTCCTGCTTCATGAGATACGCATACTCTAGTTCGTAAAGCATTGTAGCTTAGTGTATTAGTAAATACAAAACACGGAGTATCACTTCCCCAAAACATACTCCCTACATATGCTACACCTGCTACTCCTGGATATATTTCATTAGAAGTGGTAATTACTACTCTCATTCTTTTTGTTATACTAGCTTTAAGGTATACGCTTTCATCTGTAGTAACAATTACATTAAATTTAACATAGTCTTTAGATACACTATCTAATATTGTCTGTATATCTGCAGGGTATAATCCACTTGGTAAGAGCTGTTTCGGTATACCGTTATTCCAAGATGGGCTGTTTAAGTAGTATCCATCGAAATCTAATAATATAACTGAGCTAGCACCCGGGTTATTCCCGTACGGGTATGGATCACAGGCATTACCTATACCATCACCATCAGAATCTAATTGAGTTGAATTTGAAACTTTAGGACAGTTATCATTTATATCAGGGATACCATCTTTATCAAAATCTCTTAATTTGGTCGATCCTCCGACTCGAGCCATTTCAAACTCTATTCTAGTTTTGAATGAACTATTATCTAGAGGGCCAAAATCACAAATTTCAACTTTAGGATTACTTGGTTGATTAATTTTCTCTTTAGTACAGGTTGATAGCACTGCTATAAAAAGTATGCAGCAAAGCAATAATCTAGTGTTCATTATAGTAAGGTTGTACTTATAATTAGTTTACAGCCTTAGCAGGACGTCGATTATTTTTTGCATACTGAATCTGCAGCATAAGTCATCAGGGGGGAATTTCCTTTGTGTCTCACCTTATACCCCATCCCGGTTACTATACCTACTGCTGAAGTGAGAGCTTGGTTTGATTGGTATTTTGGGTCGGGATTAATATCAATATCAATCCAGGTTGCTTTAATGTTTAATTCTGATCTTAGCAGTTCTGCTATTTCAACTGAAAACCAAACTTCGTTTAGTAGCCTTGGTGTGTTTTCTCTTTCTCTACCTGTGTTAAATTTTGAGAAAAGAACATGAGCTCCTTTTCCGGGCTTGTACAGCCCCACTACCAGGGCGTATACTGTTGTGAGTAATCTATTTTGAGAATCGCATCCAATTAAAACTTCAACTCCGGGGTTCCTTTCTGTGTAATCTTTTACGTATTTAACTAGGTCTACTCTCTGCTTAGTGGAGAGTGTTTTAAACTCTCTTTCCATAGTCTTTAATTTTTACGTTTTACCAATCAGTAGTCTCACCAAGAATCGAACTTGGATCCACTGCTTAGAAGGCAGTTGTTCTATCCGTTGAACTATGAGACCAAAAAGGAAGAGTTGCTAACGAGCTTTGAATCTTACCTACGCACTGTGAGGTATCTCGTCTTCTTTGTTCGCATTGCCTGTTCATGGTGCACCAATTCCAGGTTGCCGTGCGTGTCAGTGTTATAACAACTCTTCAAATCGTTTCGTTATATTCTTATCTATTTTGATCTCCTGCTTTTTTAATAGCAAGGATTGCTTTATCTACTCTTGAATCAACTTTCTTAGAGAGTTCTTGAATTTTTTGATCTGTACTTTTTGATACACTTCCTAGAGTTTCTGTTATATCTCTTATATCTTCTCTAAATGCTCTAACTTCATCTCTCATCTTTCTATGATCTATAACTACGTATATAACCGTAACAATCATTATACCTAAAAGAAACATTGAGATTGGGTGTGGTAGTGATGATACTACTACTTCATCAGAAAAACCAGGAAGTGTTTGTAACAGATACATAATCTTTAATTTTTGGTTTATAAAAAGGTATAGTACACTCTTAATATTGACTCCGACTCTTTTTCAAGCCAGCACCTCCGAAATGACGCTGACGTTGGGATAGGAGAGTCTAACCTTTTTTCAAAGTTAAACAATAGAATTGAACTATAACACAACTCTATATCGAAAGCATACTATTGTGGATGATACTGGAATCGAACCAGCGCTTCAAGAGTCGGAGTCTCGCGTCCTGCCATTAGACGAATCACCCATCAGATCTGAAAAGATCTTTTCTGTTGACCCTGCTGGACTCGAACCAGCTACCCGCAGATTATGAGTCTGCTGCTCTAACCTGGTGAGCTAAGGGTCACTGTTAATATTTTAAATATAGTGACTATTTATAAATATACAAACGGTTTCAGTATCTTTAACTTAAATTTTTAAAACATGAAAGAACAAGTATTAGGCCTAGTAAGACACGCTTTAACTTTTGTCGGCGGTATTATCGTCGCTAAAGGACTTCTTGACGAGGCTCTTTTTCAAGAAGTACTCGGCGGAGTTATGACTCTAGTCGGTGCTGTTTGGTCAATTGCTTCTAAGAAGAAAGCAGCTTAATCTAACTGTTCTCACTTTTTAATGAGCCGGCTTTATGCCGGCTTTTTTTTGTACTCGGTACGGGAATCGAACCCGTATCTTATCCGTGAAAGGGATACGTCCTAACCGTTAGACGAACTGAGCGTGTTACTCCGACTGGGCTCGAACCAGGAACTGCAGAATCAAAATCTGTCGTGTTACCATTACACCACGGAGCAATGTAGTAGAGTAGACAGGGCTCGAACCTGCACGCACTTGCTCCCAAAGCAAGGGACCTACCATTGGTCAACTACTCTATTAGAGCTCCCATCCGGAATCGAACCGAATTATCTTGATTACAAGTCAAGTGCATCGCCTGCAATGCTTTGGGAGCTGTTAGCGCGGATGGTAGGACTCGAACCTACAACCTTCGGTTTTGGAGACCGCAACTCTACCAATTGAGCTACACCCACGTTTCTACTTATTCAATATGTCAATGATCTTCTTCTTTATACCAGCTTCTTTCAGACCCTGGTTATCTTTAGTTCTAACAAACTTATCCCTTGCATCTCCCTTGTCTAATAGGTCTTTTAAGTCTAAGTCGTCTAGAATAACAAACTGTTTTAAATCAAAGTGATTAATGAAATCCAGCACTTCATTTGCTCGGTTTTTTTCGAGCCAAGAAAAGCTTACAGGTTTATTCTTTGTAACAGATCTTGGCATTTTATTAATACCGTTATGCTTAAAGATTTCAGCTAACTGAACTAATCCCCAATGGTGCCTCCAATCAGAACTTACTACAATCTCTGCTTCTGTTTCTTCTACTATTTCGTTTAGGATCTTAACGCATTTCTCATCGAAAGGATAAGGTACTCCGAGTTCTTTTGCCCATTCGTATTTTTTCCAAAAGTTAACTCTATTCCTCATAAATTGCTCTTCTGTTGCTACTACTCCGTCGATGTCTAAAAAAATTACTTTCATATACTTCAGTTAATAAAAAAGCCCCAGATTTTTATATCCAGGGCTCTTTGTAAATTCTTATATTGGTAAAAGTTATCTTACAATACATGCCCTGTTGCTTACTGGTTCTTGCCAGCTAGTCGTGGGGGTTGTGTATGTGTTAGATATCTTCATATGATTGTTACTTGTATAAATACACTTGATAAATAAAAAACGACCTGAGACTACAGTCTTTATGTTAACTCTTTTGCAGCATTATTGATTCTCTGCTTGTCCAGTACCTTTTGAGCACTATGTTAACAATGCCGGTTGTTAGGTCAACCACCCCTTGAGGTGCTTTTATTGTGGTCTACTCTCTTCTTACTCTAACCGTTCTACCCTGCCGGGCAGATAAGTCCTTGCGGGACTACGATCTTTTCATAAGAATCATTATTGGCTTGCGACCTTTAATGGCAATGGACAACCCATTACTGTGTAGGCATCTTTCGACCGCACCTGGCAAGCGCTTAAGCTTATTATGTTATTGTAATTTTGCAATCCAATGCAAATAAGTTTGACTTGTGGATTATAGAAGTAGTGGCTTGCCCTGAGCCTGCTCAGCTTTTGGCCGAGTTGATACTCAACTACTCCTTGAGATGTCCCCATCTCGGTTAACTTTAGACTACTTCATTACAACACCTTGGTAGGTAATCGTAAAGGATATTAGCAGCACCACCTGTTCTACATCTTACCTTTCGGTTTTAAGTACCCTTTCAGTTCTGGGCGTCGCAATAATATGGTTGGATAAACTATATGTCTTGCATGCACCCTTCGGGTTAATCTTATTGCTCTTCCGAGCTCAACCAAACGACCCACATCGCTTAGTCTACCAACCACTTTCCCTACAGTGTTACCCTCAGTACTAAAGGTCAGTAGATATCCCGATTGCATACTCGAGCTCCTTCCGAAAGGAGCCGCAGATCCACTCAGTCAAATGAATCCACTTTATACCGGTTTCCCGGTTTATTTAACGACTATATGCCGCCGACTGCTATTTACTACCGATCTTACTCTCGCAAGCGATTTCAGACCTTCGAAGGGATAACAGTATGTCAAAGAACTTCTGTTGTTATCTTCTTATCTATAAATTAAAGATAGCTTCTTTAATTCAGACTAACAACTTTTTTTTAATTTTTTTTTTAAAAACCCATTCCCATATCCATCATCCCAGATCCTTCCTTCTTTTCTTCTTTCTTGTTAAAGATTACGGATTCGGTTGTAAGGATCGTACCAGCCACAGAAGCAGCATTCTCGATCGCAATACGCACTACCTTGGTCGGATCAAGCAATCCAGCTTCGAAAGCATCGACTACTTTACCAGCTTTGGCATCGTAGGTGCTGTTACTTAATCCGGACTGCATTACTTCTGTTGCAATTTCATGCCAGTTCTCAATACCTGCGTTAGCAAGGATTCTAACAAAAGGAGCTTTACATGCTCTTAGTAGAATTTGTTTACCGATATCTTCACTGTAATCGCTACCAAGAGTAATATTGTCAACAGCTTTATTAACTGCTTTATACAGAGCAATACCTCCGCCTGATACGATTCCTTCATCAAGAGCTGCTCGGGTAGCAAATAGTGCATCCTCTACTCTATCTTTCTTTTCTTTTATTTCAAGTTCACTATTACCTCCAACTGAGATTACTGCTACACCTCCGACAAGCTTTCCGAGCCTCTCTTGTAGTTTTTCTTTGTCGTAGAAGGAAGCTGCTTTTTCGATCTGATCTTTAATGTCTAAAGCTCTTTGCTGAATAGCTTCTTTACTTCCAACTCCATCAACAATTGTTGTTTTTTCTTTTTCAACTGTTACAGTTCTAGCTTTACCTAAATACTGTTCAAGTACATTGGCGTTAATTTTATCTAGCTTATGTCCTTTATCTTTAGACAGTACTTGACCGCCTGTAATGATTGCTAGATCTTCAAGTGCTAAGGTTCTTCTTTCTCCGAACTCCGGTGCTTTTACTGCAACACCTCTTACAATACCTCTTGCTTTATTCACAATTAGGGTAGCTAGAGCTTCTCCGTCTATGTCTTCCGCAACAATTAAGAGAGGTTTATTCTCTGCATTAGCTTTAGTCATTACAGGGAGTAATTCAGCTGCTGTTGTAATACGGCCGTCGTACATAAAAATATACGCATCTTCAAGAACAGCTTGCATAGTGTTATTGTTCGTCACAAAGTAAGGAGATTTGTATCCTCTATCAAATTGCATACCTTCTACTGTCTCTAATTCAGTTTCACCGGTCTTACTCTCCTCGATAGCAACTACTCCATCACGTCCAACTTTTTCAAGAGCTGTTGCGATTAAGTTTCCAATCATCTCATCGTTATTACCTGAGATAGTTGCAACTTGTTTAATCTGCTCTTCGGTATCTAGTTCTTTAGAGACTTCTTTTAGTGCAGCTACAATCTCTTTTACTGCTTTATCTATACCTCTTTTAACTGCAACAGGACTTACTCCCTGGTTAATTGCTTTCAAACCTTCTTCTACAATAGTTGCGGCAAGGAGAGTAGAAGTTGTTGTACCGTCTCCAGCTTCATTAGCTGACTTGATGGATACTTGTTTAACAAGTTGAGCACCGATATTTTCAACCTCGTCTTCGATTTGCGAGAAAGCCTTCGCAACAGTAACGCCGTCTTTAGTAACTTTAATTCCATTTACGTTATCTTCAATTAATACTGTTCTACCACCAGGTCCTAGTGTTGATGAAACACTGTTGTTTAATTTCTGGATTCCTTTTAGTAGTTTGTTTTTTAATTCAATTCCAAATAAGCTGTCAACCATTTTTTATAAATTTTAATTTTCTGAAACAATGCCGATTACTTCTACAGTTTTACAGAGGAAATACTCATCACCTCCTAGTGTAACTCTCATACTACCTACTTTAGGAATAAGCAATTTGTCACCTACGTCGAACTTTGTTTGAACAAATTGACCGGTTTGAAAGTTATAAAAATCACTATACGCGATTACTTCGCCAATAGCTGGTTTTTCTTTTCCTAGATCAGGAATAATAATGTTGCCTGCAAGGATCTCTTCCTCTTCTACAGGCTTGAGCAAAACGTATCCGTTTAGCGGTTTTAATACACTCATACTTTTATTTTTAATATAGTAAAATTATTTCAGTTCTTCAACTATTTCTAACTCGGGAATAAGCTCTACAAAGTATATCATATCTTCCTTTCTCAAAGCCACGTCAGCACCTGTAAAGTATTTCCAGGCTTCAATATTAGGGTTATACTCTGCTTTAACTTTCTTTTTAAGAATGTAGAGCTTGTCGTCGAACTTTATAAACTCGTTTCTAAACATAGAGATAATGACAGGTCTTTTATGTGTAACTTATTGTATTTGTACTTTCTTAGGTGCTCTCTCTTCAGCAAAAGGAATAGTTAATGTTAATAATCCTTTCTCTAGCTTTGCTTCAATTTTGCCAAGATCAAATTTAGTAGCTATTTTCCAAGCTAGGTCAAAAGAGCTTTTTTTAATTCCTCTGTAAATAGCAGTTTTTTCGTCGTCGGGTTTTTTATACCTAATACGGAGAATATCTCCTTCAGTTAAAATTTCAATTTCCTCTTTATCGAGGCCTACTGCTGCTACTTCAATTGCAATACCTGTCGGTGTTTCGTAGATGTCTGTGGGATGGGAAACTTTCTGGTTAATTCCAGAAAAGTGGTTTGAGTCTTTAAACAGATCCTTCCATAGAAGGTCGAATTCGTCCAGTGTGAATGGTTTAAACGTCATAGTTTTAAATTTGTGCTCCCCTTAGGTGAGCGAGTTAATAAATATGTAACCGAGACCTGTCAAGTATCTCTTGCTTATATAAATATACGTAGTAAAAAAAAGAAAGCCAACTTTTTTAGCGGCTTTTCAAATAGTTTGTAATCACTCCTCCGAGAACTGCTGCCTCTACTTCTAACTCTCCAATTTCACTTCGAGTTAACTCTCGTTTCTTTTTAGTGTATTCGACTCCGAGAGTACCAATGAGTTTATTCTCAATACAGAAAATTGCAAATCCATAGTAGCTTTTACATCCGGTTTCATCAGCTAAGTATTTCATTCCGTAGTTTTCAGTATCAGGGTCTTTAAAATCTGGAACCGCTAAGTACCCTTTATCGTATACCTCGGCTGTTGTTTTTGCAAACAGAGAAACTGGTATATTCTGAAACATCATCTTAGTAGGAGGGATATCTGGTGCTGTTACTTCGTAGAAGATAGAAAACTTCTGAATAGATTTACCTGTTGGTGCGTAGTGTCCTCCGTTATGAAATTGAGTAATCCAAACTCGATCAGCTTGGTACCTGTCTTTGATTTCTTCTATTTTATGATCAATCGCTCTAGAGAAATTAATCTCTTCAGCAACAGTGTCTTTTTTCTGAGATTGTCTTGCTTTTATCCACTGTACGGCTATTGGCCCAGCGACACCTGTTAAAAAAGCTCCTAAAATAGTTGCTACTACTTCTTGATTCCAAGTCATTATAAGTACGGGATTTACAGTTTTTAATACTAATAAATAGTATAATTTTTCCGTATTTAAAAAGTACTCTGCTTTTCGAATAAACTTAAAGCTTTCTCATACTCTACGTTGTAAACCTTCTTATTTTTTTGACCTGATATGATTTCAAGTTCGCTACATAAAGCAAGGAATTCGTTAATATCCTTTAAAGTACACTGTACTTTTGCGTTGGATGCTAAAGCTTTTAGCTTTGCATTAGAGATAACGGATTCACCTTCTTTTTTTCTTCCGTTTTGAAAATATAAACGAAGTAATGTTAGATTTAGTTCTAGTTGTTTATATTTAGGAGTTGCTAAGACTTGCTTCATTTCTGAATAAGAAGTCCATTTATAGTATGCGCTAAAAGCTACTCCAATCAGTATAATAAGTTCTAGAAAAAAGACCATCACGGCAAATGCCAAACTATTCTGTTGAATCTTATCTTCTTGCTTTGTTAACTTACTACCTGTTTTTTGCTCAAGAATAGCAATACGGGAATCTCTTTCTTGCTCGTATTTCTTAACATCTGCTTCTAACTGCTTAACGGTATTTTGTTGTCGTCTACTAAGCACACCATCTTCGTCGTTTTGTTGTATTGCTTGTATTTGCTGTTCTTTTAAAGCTATACGCTGCTGGTATACTGCAGTTATAGAGTCTGCTCCTCTAGTCTGTATTGTATCTAGTTTAGACTCTACTGTAGCACTTGTATCAATCAACCTATGTGCTCCGTTTAAAGATAGATAGAAAGATCCAGCAACTAAAGTAAGACATACTATAATACCCGATGCTATGTTTACTGTTAATCTTTTTAGACGTAGTATAGTTGCTGTAAGCTGTTCAAAAGCAAATCTCTTAAACAACTCATACCCTGTCATAAAGAGTATAATAAAAACGGAAAAGAATAGATCTTGTCCGGAAAATAAGCTAGGTATACTATTGGTTACATCCTTAATAAAAAAGTAACTAAATAGTATTAGAAAAATATTTCCTAGAAAAGAAAAGTAATACAGAGTACTACTTAGGGGCTTGAAGTTTTTTTCGAAGTTAAAAGTTTCTAGGTCTGTTTTTAACTTGTTATACTTATCTAGTTTCATAATTTTAGAATTCTTCTATGATTCCTAATATTTCAGCGCCAACCAGTAATCCTCCTGCTGCATTAAAATACCACTGATCGGCATACATAAATGCGAAGCCAGCAAATACTCTAACAATGGATTTAGCTATGCTGATTCTAAAATGCCAGGTTGATTTACTTTCTTTCGGTTGCATTAGTAGTTGGTTTTATTTTGAAACTGTCCGTTATATAGTTCTGCAGGAGTTGGATTTTTAATCATATAAAGCTGACACACTCTAGCATTCTCTTCAATGAAAATTGTATCCGATTCTACAAACATTGTTGTTCCCATTGTTTCAGTTTCGAAACCTGGATCCCAGATAGGACTGTTTATCTTAGCTCCTCCTCTGTAGATAGAAGATCTAGATGTGATAAAACCAGTTGCATTAGCAGGAATCTTAATACCTTCGTTAAAGGTTAATGCGTAGGGACCTTTTGTAAGTCTCCACACTTTCCTCCCGTCTATATTCTGAAGAGGTACTCTATCAAAACTTTCTGGTTTGACAATGGTTTTTTCTTTTAATACCATGATTCCTCCGAGTATTCTTTCAATCTTCTGAACGGATAAATCTATACCGACCTGATTGACTTTATGCAAGCTCTGTGGGGCTACTAGATGTGCTAGTACTTCTTCTCCTGTTAGTAACATATTAGTTTAAATTGGCTCTATAGAATGTGATTGCAATAAGTTTTGTAGATGTATGTAGTAAACATCCCGGGTTGTTGATTCTAAAATATCTCCTACTTCAAACTTCTTTTCAAAATCTCCTGATTTGAGTAGGAAAGGACTGAGTACTCTAAATTGTCTAGTTCCTTCGTAGACATACTGTGATTCTAATACAGGAGTGGGGATTGTCGGAGGTGTAGTCTGTGCATAAGGAAATACTTTGTTAAGTACTTGACGTCTTTTATTACATCCACAGTCTTCTTTGCCCATAGCTCGAGCTACACCTTCTGCTACTTTATCTATTCCTATTGCATGAGTAATTTTTGCAATAGTATCTCCTAAACCTTCGCTAGGATTTTGAGGGTTAAAATCTTGTGACATATCTATAAATAGTTAAAATTAGCATTTATTTACTGCGTTTCTTACGTACATATAGAACTCCTCACGGCATTCTGGCTCGTTAAGGAATGCTCCGGAAAGCTTAGCTGTCTGCATAGAAGCACCTTGATGCTTAACTCCGCGGCATGATACACAACTATGTTTACTGTCTACAACCACCGCTACTCCTAGGTTATCTGGTATAACAGTATTCAGGGTATCAAAGATCTGCATAGTTAAATCTTCTTGAATCTGACCTCTTCTAGAATACTGTTCTACTATTCTGTTTAATTTAGAGAGTCCCATTACTTGCTTAGATTCTCCTGGTATGTAACCTACGTGACATACACCTAAAATCTGCTGATGGTGATGTGCGCATTGAGAGAATACCGGAATATTAGTCTCTACAATAATACCGTCGTAGTTCGAAGGAAAGGTTGTAATCTCACTCATAAGATCGTACCTACCTTTCCAGAGATCATTTACATAGGCCTTAGCTACGCGCTTAGGTGTATTCTCACTATTCGGATCACTTTGCCAATTAACACCGAGGGCGTTTAGGAACTTACCGTAGTGGTGTGCTGCTTCAGTAATAATAGCATCTTTTTCTTCTGAGTTTAGAGAGCGATGCTCTCCTTTGTAAATTAAGTTTGCTAATTGAGTAGAAACTCCGTTAGCAAAACCTACTGTAGACTCTTCGAGTTTTTCAATATTAACTGTTAACGGTTTTTGCTTGTTGCTCATATTTCTTTAATTGTTCTTTTAATTTATCGATTTGTTCTTGAAGTTCCAACGTTTTTTGGGAATGCAAAGTAATTAATCCTACAATATTAACACTCACTACAGTTTCAAACTGAGTGAATCTGAACCATACGTAGGCTTGTGCACCACAGAGTGTTAGCAGTACTATTGTGAAGATGTCAAAGCTCATTTATTTTGTTTTAATTTTTATCGTAACATTCTTTACATAATTGTCCTGCTCCTTCAACGTACCCGTACCTGAAGTTAATATTAACATCGTAAGTGTAAGGAGTTTCTTTGCCGCAGATAATGCAATGCTCTATACTGTTAGAGTTTAACTCTCCTGGAACTTCAATACCCCAGCAGTTTGGGCCGCCGTCGTAAGTCATTCTCTTACTCCAAAGGTCCGGTGCTTTTCTCATAAAATAACCTAGGTCGTAGTTATTAGGAAGCAGTAGTGTAAGTCGTCTTAGAACCTCGTAGACATCTTCTGGTGTTTTAGCTTTTTTAAGCTTTTCTTCTAGGTTTGTAATAGCATTAAGAGTGTGCTGGTTAAAGGTGGGAGTATTCATAATTAAACATTTACTTTTCTAATTGTTGTATGTAGTTTAATAATCTGTCTTTAGGTGCCCATCCTAATCTTTCTACAGCATCACTATTAACACGTAAAGTCTTTCTATAATTACCTTGTTGCTCTGGGATGTTTATTGTTTCACATCCGAATTTATCGCAGAACATTTTAGCTACTTCGTTTACAGAGTAGTTACATCCTGTACCTAGCTCCCAAGCATCTTCATGCTTCTCATCAGACTCGGCAACTCTTATAAGCCCATCTACGATATCTTGAACGTGTGTGAAATCTCTACGTTGCTCTCCATCACCTACAATCGTCAGTTTCTCATTATTCTGAAGCTGTTTTCTCCACACCCCGATTACTGCAGCCATATGACTGTCTACTAGCTCACCAGGACCGTATACATTGTAGAATCTAACGATTTCTGCGTTAAGCCCAAAACATTTAGTGCTCATCTTTATCCACTGCTCTCCCATGTACTTTGTCATAGCGTAGGGGGATAATTCTGGGTTGTGGTGTTTAGATGATGATCCTGCGTATATAAGTTTAGCGCTTACTTTCAAAGCGTAATCAACTACCTGTCTAGTTCCCTCTACATTAGAGGTAAAAGTTTGTCTAGGTTGTGCAAAAGAAGGTTGAATTCTACTTAACGCGGCAAGATGAAAAATATACTTATAATTCTTTAAAGCAACATTTTCCATGGCTCTTACATCACCTCCTAGGAAATTTGCACCTATCAGGTCAACATCCTTGGCTTCTTTTCCTATACTTAAATTATCTATTACATCGACATTATAGCCTCTGAGTAGAAGCTCTTTAGTTAGGGCATATCCTACAAAGCCACATCCTCCGGTTACTAGTACATTTTCCATAGTTTATACATTTAATGTTTTATTCCAAGCTGCAATATGCAAACGAGTTAATCCTCTAAAGCGGTATTTTTTAGCCATTTCAAGACAGAACTGAGTGCGTTCTTCAAAATCAGCTACATCGTCTAATCCAGGCATACAAACTATATTCTTAAGAGGAATATTTAACGGAGTTACAAATTCTTCAAATATCTCCTTAACATCTTCTTCGGTACTGATAACGAATTTAAACTGGTAGTTTTTATGCTCCATAATACGCTTAAGAGCTGCTTCATTAAAGCGTTGTGATTTAGTCATCCCCGAGTTTGCTAGCTTAGGAGAGCAATTAATCTGGTCGAGCATTTTAAAGAGAGGTTCGTCAATATAGACTGTGCCGTTGGTTTCAATCTCGTAATACGGTCTGACAGTGTTATCGAGGTGTCTTGCAAGCCAGTAATTGGTAAAGTTAACGATTGATTGTTGATGTCCTTTTATTGTCGGTTCGCCGCCAGTCCAAATAATATGAACATTGCCATCTAGAATATCCTCGTAAACACCTTCTTCTTTCCATCGGTTAATTAGGTATTCGAATTCTTTATCTTCTCCTCTCCACAACCACTGGCTTGTACTATCACAAGTCCAGGTTGCTTTACCTTCAGCATGTAAGTCTCCTATAAAGATTTCTCCATCTTCTAGCTTCTGCTCTTTAGCTAACATATTAGTGAATACTCTACTCATACCGCAAGTAAGGTTGCAGATACCTAAACGAACAAAGTAAGAAGGTATTCCCGAAGAGATGCCTTCACCTTGTATTGAGTAGAAGTCAGAGCTGATTAATAATTTTTTTGGATCTATTTTACTCATAATTTACTTTTTTGTTCTTGTATAAATTGAAGATAAGGAATCCATTTTACATATGTAAGTTCTTCGTCTGGGAATCCTAATAGTATATTGCCGGTTTCGTCTTTTGCTATCATAGTAAATCCGAAGCCTTCACATATCATATGAATTCCGTATTCAGGTTCTAGAGCTTCTGCTTCTTTTTCGATATCGAAATCCCAAGGAAATTCCGGGTCATTTATTTCGCAGTATTGTTTACTAAACTCTGCCATTTGTAATCGTTTTTATATAATTTAAAACAAAACTAACATTAGGCCATTCGGTTACTGCTGCAAAAAAACTAAGGTGTTTTTCTCCGCAGAGGCCTATTGCATGTTCTAAAGCGTGCAATACTTCGCTCATCAGTCTTGTCTTTGTTTTTCTTTAATCTGCTTTCTACGAGCAGCTTTCTTAGAGATAGTCTTTTCTTTCTTCTGCTCTTGAACTTCTTGCTGTTCAGTTTTTTCTCGAGTTAAAGCTTTCCATTCGGATTTAGCTACATACTGCCATTCTCTGCCTACCATGTTGTAAGCTTGTTGATCTGTAACACGGATAATGTTTCCGGTCTTTTCGCTTTTTAAACACTTCATTGGTTATTCCTCCATGTTTTAGGTTATAGAAATTTTGAAATTTGACTTAGACGCTCTTCTACCGTGCCTCTTAGTACCACTACTTTTTCTTCTGGGATATGTTGCTTTATAAATTGTATGATAATATCGTCAATCTTACTTTGTAATTCTTGCCAAGCTCCACCGGGCCTACCTTCATCTATAACATAACCAAACTCAATAGGTATGTAAAAAAAGTACTCTACCCGGTCTTTAGTTTCCTCAAACAAATTTATAATTCCTTCAACATCTACATCGGGTGCTAGTATTTGAGAGTATATAATACAGTCAATTACGCTTCGAGTACTAATTACGTTCTTATGAGTAAGGTAATTCTGATATGCCCAAGCAGAAAGTTCGTTAATTACGTATTGCTGTTCGTCGAGAGAAAAATCTAACGATTTAGCAATCTTAGTTACCGGCCTTGAAAATCCATCTGTAACATAGTAATCTGGATAGTGCTTAGCAACTTCCTTAAGCAGAGTACTTTTGCCTACTCCGTGAGCTCCTAGTAGTATTTTCATTAAGTCTTTTGTTAAAGATAAGCTTTATTATTGGAACTGCCAAACTTTAGTAAAGAAATATTTCCAAGATTCTAAGGAAGTTCTCCTCAGTAATGCATAAGCATGATCCGCATTAATAGTTATATTCTTTGTCCTAACCTCAGCTACTACTCTACCGGAATCTAATTGTGGGATTACTTCATGTATAACACTACCGCAGTCCGGATAGTCTGCTTGCTTTCCAGCAATTGCTTCTTGCATATTAAATCCTTTTAACTCAGGATACTTAGTTATAAGAGCAGGATGTCCATTGTAGATACTACCTGCGTATCGACCAAAAAACCCTGCTGGAATTATTCTCAAGTAACCGTGTAGTGTTATAAGTTTCTTGCTCAACAAAGTTTTACTTAGGTAGTCTTCTAAGACAGGCTTAAACGGTATAATCATTATGTCTACCTCATTCTGCTTAAATATCTCCAGGTTTTCTGCTGTTATCTTACCTAGGTTATTGGTTACAACAAGACTGGGGAGATACCCAATCTCTTTACTTATAGCTATTACTTCAGATCCAGTTTGAGAAATAAGTACTCCCCAGCTTTCTTGCTTTTTCATATTACTGTCCCATTGCTTTTTTAGTGTATACTTTTGCATCGATTAATGCTTGTGGTATTAAATCCAGCCTAGTAGCACGTACAGGGTTGATATCTAAAGATCCTCTTCTAGAATACAGTAACATTACAACACAATCTTTTACTTGAGGAACACTCGTTAGAGCTGTAAACAGCTTTTCACTACAAAATTCATGAAACTCATTAACTTCCCTCAAGGCTATAACCTCTTTTAATAAGGATTGTAAATCTAAAATACCACCCTCAGTTTTAATGTGAAAATAAGCTGCTCCAGTATCTTTCTGCTTAGTATGTCGACATCTAGAACGTAGTGCGTTAGTGAAAACTTTAAACTCACTGCCATGCCCTTCTTTTATTTTAAAATGAAAATTCTCGGCAGTATAGTCTGTTATCTCCATTTTCTCTAGCTTTTCATCGCCGATATAACCTTCCAGTAGCCTGTATCCTGAAGCTGGATCTGCTTCTACTAGTACGTCAAGCTCATCACCAGGTCTAAAGAATCCAACTTCAACCGGAGCTTGAATAGCTTCTGAAATATCATGTTTAACTTGAGCTTCATATGCTGCGATTGCTTCTTTAATGGTACCTCCCATCTTACACATATCAAAAGTATTCAAGTAAAGTTTAAAAGATTTAGACTCTACCATAAACTCTGATGATGCAGGATATACAATTTTTAAAGTTCCAGCTACAGGAAGTCCGTTGTTAAGTAGGAAAGTAGCTTCGTGACAATGCCATGTATCGTATCCTACAAACTCGTCCCCTTTAATGCCCCAATCTTCTCTAGCTAGCTTTCTAGGCATCGGCACTAGGAAAGAAGAATCAAATTTATCTGTTGTGATTGCGTAACTGCCCTGTTGACCTAGGTGCTTACTTGCAATGTCGTTCATTCCACTCATAGTTTTTTTCCTTTTATAATTTGACGAATAGTTAAGACGTTATGTGAGATAGATCTCATTTGATCTGGAGTTATTGTTCTATCCAGGTTATCGGCAAGCTTCTCTTTAGGTTTAGGTTTGTCTGTTCCTCCCCAGCTAAAGTTAATATCGTTCCAGCCGTATACAATAGGTGCAGAAGAATCTACAGAGTAGATAAGTTCTTTATCCTCTTTTGTATAGAGTACATACTCGGAATAATTTTGAAGACCTAAGAGATGCACCTGTAAGTGATTATCCTTCAATACGTTCTTCATATGCTGAAAGACAATATAACGTATGTTATGGTAGTCTGTGCCTGGAATGGTATCGTAAGGCATAGCTACGATCTCAATTGCTGGGCATTGTCTTTTCCAGTAGGTAATCTCGTTAAGAGATTTGTATAGCTCTCCCATATTGGTACCTTGTATAACAGCAATAAGCTTGAAAGGTATTCTATGTAAGCTTCCATATCTGTTTTCTAAAAACGAAAGGAATGCTTTTAAGAACTCGATAGTTTTATCACAATCGTTAACCCAGTCGGGAACTACTACATGGGTAGGTTTAACGCGTTCTGCTGCTTCAATTAAGATTTCAAAATCAACAGATTTTCCTAATTCAAAAGCACTATTATCTAAAATAGAAAAAGTTGCATTTTTACACTTTCTAATATAGAAGTCTGTATACTCTTGATCTTGTCCAATCAAGTGAGCTAGCACATAAGGGTAGTCGTTAATAAGGTCGTGAATAGGAAATAACTGCTTTGGAATTTCGTGGCTAATTAAGGTCATTTTATTTTATTTTTGATATTCTGCTAATACTTTTTCAACATGCTCTTTAGCTACAGTCCATTTTACAGGCCCAGTTTCGTCAGCATAAGCTACAGGATCAGGACGACCTAGCTTAATAAATGCTTCAATACGCTCTACTGATGCTGCTGATTTATAGTCTGAATACCAGTCTAATTCAGTACTAGCATTTGTTGCGAAAGAGATCGGCTTGTAGCTGGTATTAGTACGTTTATATACTTCGTTAAAATCTAAACCTAGTGCTTCGCAGCATTCTTCTCCATCTTTTAAAATATCAAATTTATTTAGTTCAAGATAAGGAGTATAGTGTGATACTAAATGCGAATCCCAATTACCAATTTTAAATGCTTCAAAATCAGCATCACGAAACTCTTGTCTACAATCAGGATAAATTGCATGATCGCCGGCATGTATTCCCATTGCAATAACTACCTCTTGACCTACAGCACAATCATCTGTAATCGTTTTTGTTGCAATTGAAAGTGCTACTGCTTGAATAAGTGAAGCAAAGATTTTATTACGGTTAGGAACAACGGTATCTTTCATATTGTCCTGCTCATAATGTCCTTCTGGAACATCCCATCCTCCTTCTACGAGAGCAGAATTAAGGAGTTTTGTTATTCCGTCAATTTTAATAACCTGATGTCTTACAAAATTGTCTGTTTTTGTAAAAAACATTTTATCGTTAATATAACCCACTAGGGATTTAGCTCTTTCTAATTCGACTTTATGCTTTTGGCCATAGTCAAAACTAAGAGCTGTTACTTCGTAGCCGTTAGCTAGAAGGTGTAAAAGGAGAGTAGAGGAATCCATTCCTCCTGAAAGGCTGAGAACTGCTTGCTTTTTCATCTTTTAAAGTATATTGTTTGAGGAAGTATTTACTTATTAAACGCTTACTCCTCGTTCAAGCGTTGCATTTTATCTTTAAATTCTTCTTCTGTTAAATCTCTATAAGTAGGTCCTAAACCGTAATCCATATCTACAAGCACCCAGTCATTCTGAATTAAAAACCGGTCGTTGTGTTTTTCGTTCCATTCATATTCTACAAAAACTAAATACTCTTCGTAAGTCTTAAAAGGAAGTTGTTGTGTCATATTAGAATAATTGTCTTATAAGATAATTACTATTTACCGGTAAAGCAAATAAATCTTTATTTTTACCACATAGTTTAAAGTTTCGACCTTTAACGTAGTTTCTCATTTCGTTAAGATCGTAAATGTAGCAATGATTATTGTCTAGATCGTAGGTAAGTATGCTATCGGCCTTGGAGGTATAAAACCATCCGAGAGTACCGGTTGGGTGTTTAATTACTTCTAAGAAAGTAAATCCGTTCCTAATGTTAGTTTTAATATCTGCACGATCCCATTCTTGGGTACGTTTATTAAAAACTTCTACGTCAAAACCTTTCTTTTGCTTAAACTTATACTCTTGGTAATCGGTATAGTCTTTTAGTTCTATACCTCTCTCTAAAAGCTGTTCAATAACATTAACTTCACCTGCTCTACCTTTTTTGTAAGCTTGGGTACTTTCAAACTTATTCATAACTGTTTTATTTTTAATTTTCGTAAGTAGCGCTATTTCTTTCGTTTTCTCTAAACTCAACCTTTACTACCTTAACTCTACCTTCTGTTTCTTCTTGTACGAAAGCATTTACTTTTTCAAAAACAAATTTAGCAAATTGCTCTGCTCCTACAGCAGGAAGCTCTCTCAGCTGTATAACTCCTAAATGATCCATAGTTCTAAATCCGTTAATACCCGGGTCATCTTGTGCTACCAATGTTGTATGGTCAAACATATAATCCATCCAAACTTTAGGATTTTTACCATCTATAGTTCCTTTAGCTCGCTTCATGCCTCCAAAATCCCAAACCCAATTACGCTCATCTAATTCACCTTCGAACCAAATCTTAAAAGATACTCCATATCCATGTAAATACTTACAGTGCGTTCCTTCTGCTTTCCACTGCCTGAATACACAGCTATATCCGTCGAATACTTTTGCTGATGAAAACTTTGCCATATATTTTACTTTATTTTAATTTAAGACTTTAATGTCAAATCTTCAACTCCTCTCTCCTCCTCAAAACTAACAGGGTAGTTCTTTACTAAATGTGAAGGAGGAGCTTGCCGGACAGGTGTGTATTGAGAAGATATCTGCTGATATAAATCTAAAAGCGTACCATCGAAGTCTTCCATGAGTTGCTCTAGTACTTCTTTAGCTATTCTAGTCGACTTGGTTACTTGCTTTTTAAAGTCTTCAAGACGAGTAGCTTCATCTTTATGATAATCTTCCATAAGCCTTCTATACTTTTCCATGTAAAGGCTTTCTATCTCTCTTCGTTTTTCTAAATCCTGCACCCCTACCTGCCTATCTTCTAACTCATACAAAGCGTATTGAGCCATCCAATAATATGGAGAGTGGTCAAAATCACCGTTTTTTATCTTATCAGGAATAGGAGCGTAAGGATGTAAGGTATCCTTAACTTTGCAGTTTCGCCACCATTGAAAACGGTTATACTTTATCCGAACAAGTTCAGATAGTTTTTGCTCGATAAAAGGTCTTGGATGACGTATCATACCTAAATATAACTACTTAATCTTTATCTTTCAACTCTTCAAGGGTAGTACTCCCTTTCTCATGTCTAGGAGAAAAAGGACAATGGCGGCATTTAGATCCGCAACAATGTCCTCTTTCTCTATGATACTCTTCAGTCAGAACCACTCTACCGTTTTCAAGGTAGTAATGGATCCCTTCTATGAATGATTCTTTAGACGATTTCACAGGTCGCGCCAGCACAAGCTACTTGATCCATTAAATTTGTCTCGTCTGTCTCCTCGGTAACTTTAGTCATATCTAAAGAATGTAAGTGTGCTGCCATCTCTTCATACTGCTCTTCTGTGATAGTCTCAAATGGAGCTTGTTTGTAAGTTCCTAAGTCAGCCGGAAGTACTGATAAGGCTGAATAGAAGTTTCTATTTTTCCACATCCAGTGTCCTACAATTTCCCATTCTTCTGGTTTGATGGTAATAGTACAAGAGACATTATTTGTATTAGCACCGCTTCTGTGGCCGGCTCTTACCCACTCCATGTTGAACTTTTTAACTCTTTCGAGAAGTTCTAAAGCGCTTTCTGATCTAAGAATTGCATTTTTTGGAGCTGACTGAGGTACTGATACTACAGCTTGTATATTTGGTTTGAAAAACTCATCTTCTACTAACTCAGGATGGTTCTCTAAAAGGTATTTGTAGAGAGCTTCGTTCTTACCGAGTCTCATTCTTCTGATATAATGCTGGTCATGCCATGCGTGAATGCCGGAAGAAGAACCTAATACCATTGAAGAAGTACCGGAAGGTTTAACTGTTGTTACTCTCGCAGCTTTGTTTACTCCAATTACTTTAGCAACTCTTTCGTTTTCTTCTTTAGCTACTTTTGCAGCTTGCTTAAGATCGTATTTGATAACCTCTCCAGATGCAATACCGGTCATACCTACTCCGAGTAATGCATCTCTTTCAGTTGTTCTCTTCCAAATATCTCTTAGATAATGGAAATCGGTATAAGATGCTTGAAGTGTTCCAATGAATGCTGCTGCTTTAGACCTGTTGTCTAAATCTTCTTGACTTTCAATATCTGATGCGTTTATTTCACATAGGTTACAAAACTGGAATGGTCTTAGTGCAATTTCTGCGCAAGGATTTGTTCCAAAGTCTTTATCATTACTGAAAATAAATCCAGGTTCACCTGAGTTTGATGCTTTAATTTTTTCCCAAAGCTTAAAGAATTCTTCTTCGGTAATTTTATGTCGTAGAATAACAGCAGAGTTATTTGCACGACCGCGTTGTGGATTTTCCATCCACCATTCGCCGAATTTGCAAGTTAGCATATCTGCGTCATCAAAATCGAATAGGGAGATTAATGCTGCTCTTCTGATACCTCCTGATAGAACTGCATCTGCTAAGTGGCAAATAATATCGTGAGCTTCAATAGATGATAATCTATCTCCGTTCTTTTTTCTATCAAATATTTTTTGTACTTGGAATAAGCATTCTTTTAAAGGTTCTGCGCCGGGTGCTTTACCGCCTGATGTAATAAGTCGAGCTCCCTTCTGTCTGATATCTCTAAAGTCGAAAATAGGAAGTGCGTTAGTATACCCAAAGTAAGCTTTACAGAGCATTCTGATGGCATCTGCCCACCCTTCTATACTATCTCCTACAAGGTAACGTCTTTGTTTTGTAGGTAGCTTTATTTCGGGAAGTTTATCTATATGGTGAGTCTGCACTGAATAGCCTACTCCGCAGCCGGATAGTAGTAGAAACATTACTTCGGAGAAAACTCTATAATCGTCAACTGGTGCGTAAGAACAGTTAAAGATTCTTGCATTGTTAAGCTCAATTGGCTTTCCGGCAAATTGAAGAGAGCGCATAGAAGGTAAAACTTTCTTGTCGTAAACGAGCTGATAAGCTTCTTCTATCTCCTCTCGCAGTTGTGGGAATTTAGCTTGGTGCATTTCTTTATTTCTTGTTACTATCTCTTTCCAAGTCTCTCTTCTGTTTAACTCTGGAATATACTTAGCGTACTTAGAATGCACGGTGATGTCACTCAGGACCTGCTGCGGAAGATTCATTTTTAGCGATATTTTTTAAATTTTAGGAATAGAATAACCTTCTACAAATATATGTAGATTAAACCATAAAACCAATTTTTATTGAAAAAGTTATAAAGTTTTTCTACACTACTTACGCAGACGGTGTAGGCGTCGGACTTGGCGTGGCAGCCGGGGTGGCGCTGATGCTTGGGGTTGGAGGAGGGACGTCAGCGGCGATTCTTCCGCCATTACCTCCGGGAGATCCTCCTACTATTGTATCTTGAGAGGATTGTACAGATTGTACGTATGTATTTGCTCTCTTCTGTAGATCAGAAGACGGAGCAGCGGCCTGTTTAACTTGCTTTTCAAATTGCTGTTTTAGCAAATTATTTGCTGATAGTTGATTTATTTTGTCTAGTTGTGTTTTAGACTCTTTTTCGTACTTGTCCTGTAAACTGGCCATTATTTGTAGTTTAGATCTATTATAAATATCTAAGCGTTACTGAGATGGTCCTTGTAACTCAAAAAATTTCTTACTTAGAAAATCTCTCTCATCTTTGTTAAAGAGCATCGGATTACCGGATCCTGATTGAGTACTGCCAGATGGGAAGATAACATCGTCTCCTAACTCCTTATCTTGTATATCTATCGCTCCGGTAGAGGTATCCACTACTGCAGGATAGGTCATTCCATCCATACCGTATCTATTTTTCATAATATGAAAGCGACCTGTACCTCCAACTTTGTCTTGACGCTTTCTAGAAAGAGACATTGCAAAGTCAGCAATCATAATCTTATCGTATGAACCTGCTGCTTTATCTCCCTCGATAATTTCGTCTTTTGCACCTGCGCGATTAACTTGAGATACGGTCCAGATCGGTATTTTTAGTTCTCTAGCAAGTCCTTTTGAAGCGGTATATACGTCGTCAATCTCGTCTTTTCTCTCTGAGATTTTTCTAGGTGATCTTAGAAGATCAACATAGTCGATAATTACTAAGTCAGGCTTATACCCTAGATCGGTACATTTACGTATGTGCGATTCTATAGTGTTTATCGTAGCTTTACCCATAGGGTATTCTTTAATAATTAACTTCCCTGGTAAGGACTGTATAGTCTGTGCTACTTGTTCTCTATGTAAGTCTATTTGATCGACGGGTATCTTAGTGAAGAAAGCATCGTAACGTTTACCGACATATGATTGTGAAAGCTCTAGGGTGTAGTGTACTACTACTAATCCCATTTGTACAGCAGATGCTCCCATATGTACAAGCGACCAGCTCTTACCTCCTCCTGGATTACCGAATATCAATCCGAAATCGCCAGAACCTAGTCCTCCAGCTAGTAGTCTATCTACAACAGGCCATCCTGTAGCTACCGGACTTCTTTCTTCACCTCTATACCTTGTTTCGATATCTTTAAGGTACTCATGTCCTATATTCTTATCCTGACCTGCTTTTAGAGCTGAGTCGACAAGTACTCGAATTTCATCGTAATTGCCTATATTTAAAAGGTCGACTGAAGAGAGGAGTGCTTTCTTTAGCTGTTGATTCTTACAGAAGTTCGAGAATTCTTGTTCTACATACTCTTGATCATCGTAGGTAGCTTTATAAGCTTCCTTCAATTGCTCGACGACAGTGGTCTTAAGTACTTCGTTATCTATCTTCTTAACTTCAATCTTAAGGGAATCTAGCGTAGGAGTTGTATTGTACTTATAGTAGTATCTTAATAACTCTTTGACTACCCACTTGTGACTTGGATTATCGAAGTAGTCTTCGTCTAAGACATCGTGAATATTTTGTAGAAATTCTTTATGTTTCAGCAGTGAGGCTATAACCTTTATTTGAAACGAATTTCCATAACTTGATAACTGGTGGAGTGCTGTTGGCATATTTTATTTTAGATTATTCAAAAAGAACAAAAGTGAGGCCGAGAGGTAGAATGGACTTAAATTTGTCATCTGAATGGATCTCTATAATCTGTTCAGGGTAGAAGAATTTAACTTCTGCGTTTCTGTAGAGAGTAGCTTTACTGTCAGGGTCATTGTAGTTAGTAATAGAAACTCTTTTCTGATCTACGTTGTAAACTAATTTAAACATATAGCTTTTATTTTTTCTGTAATTTAAAATAACTAATTCTATTCAATTATCCAACTTTCTTCTTGTAGGCTTTTAGGTAAGTGAAGGTATCATGTAACCACATTTGGGGATTAGCAATACTCCCTCCTAGCATATCTTCATTGTACATCCTCAAGAAAGCGGCGTTGTTCATATCCTGTTGAGGGTCGTCTAGAACACTTCTTATAAGTTCTTTATTTTCTTCTGAAATTAAAGGTTCGTGTAGGTTCATTAGAGTCTCGTTTATCTCTAACTGCTTCCTGTATTGAAGTATGCTACCGTAGAGTTTATTTTGCTCTAATCGCTCTTCTGATGCTTCTAGTATGTGAGGTAGTGTGTACCTTGTTGACTGTTTAAACTCTGGAAAAAGTTTAAGTATCTTTTTTGCTTGAAGGCCTCTAATACCGGGTACATTATCTGATTGATCTCCTGCAAGTATTTTATAGTTTAAGTAATTTTGAGGAGTAATACCTAATTCATCTACCACTGCTTTAGGAGAGTAGAATTTCTTCTTTATAGGACTGTACAGCGTTACTCTGTCGTTGACAAGCTGTAAGTAGTCTTTATCGGAAGATACGATGTATACTTCTTCTTCTAACTGTTTAGATAAATACCCGATTACATCGTCTGCTTCTACCTTATCTACTATAAGTAAATCAACAGGGAGTTGTCTTAGGTAGTCTATCAGCCTTACAATCTGGTTTGTTATAGCTTCTGATTCTTCTTCCTTCGTATCAAACCCGTCCCAGTTGGTAACTCTGGTTAACTTTCTATTAGCTTTGTATTCAGGGTAGAGGTTTCGTTTTGCTGTAGATCCTCCTAGTCCATCGAATACTAAAATAACTCGAGTTGGTTTTATAGTTCGGATAACAAATCCTATAGACTTTAAGTACCCGGTTAGACCTCCTATATGGTGACCGTGAGCATTCAAATGCTTCACCATTACAAAGGATCTTAAAAAGGTGTTCATGCTATCGATTAAGAGAACCCTGCTATGTAAATGCAGGGTCTCTTGTTTCGATTCTTTTAGGCTATTAAATATAGCTTGGTATTCTTTATTCACTGTCGGATGCTTCAAATATGTCTTTAATATCTTCTTCTGTCTCTTCAACTACGTCAAAATCTTTACTGCCTAGTATCTGCAGCCATTCCTTTGAGTGTTCTTTTTTATAATTATCAATCGCTTTCTTATCATCAGGAATAAACCCGTGTACAGTCATGATAATTCTACCTTCAGTTGTTACACCGGTAATATGGTTCTTATCACAGCTAACTTTTGTTCTCTTAGCAAACTCAACGTTCTTACCGTTTTTAGTTGCTTTGATCTTATTAGTACCACTGTTAGATACATTACCGAATGTAATAATAAGTGAAGCGTCGAAGAACATGGTATCACCTCCTTTATTCTTCATCTTAGGTTGCTCCATCGGACTTCCGGGTTTTGCAACCCAGATCTTATTTACAGCAAGTAAGGTGTTAGTAAAAGGTTGAGATTCTTTTCTGGATAGTACAATCTTCTGATTGATAAAGTTCCCGAATTGTTGAGACATTGCTCCGGCGTTCCATTCGTTATTGTTCTTGTTGGATTCAACCGAAAGTCGGGATGGTATACTTCCTACAGAGTCCCATAAGAATAACAGGTCGTAAGGTAGGTTACCTTTCTTCTGCTCATCTAAAAGATCTGCGATAAAAGCTGCTACATCCTCGATAGTATTTAAGGATGATCTATCCACATAGATAAAGAATCCTTTATAGTCTACAACTTCGCCAGTATCGGGGTCTGCAATTTCATCTACTTGAAAGCCCATCTGTTTAGCATGTTCCCAAGACCATTTCATCTCGGTTATAATGAATACAGGTAAGATACCTTTCTTCTGTGCAGACACTGCTGCTTCTAGAAGGGCGGTTGTCTTACCTGTATCAGAATGTCCTCTAAGTAGTGTAATATGGCCCATCGGTATTCCTGGGATAGATAGAACGTCTTGGTAAGATTGGGATAGTTCAATCCACTTATCTTCTTTAAACTTTACATTCCCTACTAGGAATTTATTTTTCTTGAAACCTTCTAAATCAAATCCGCCTTTGATAGCTTTTGAAATAGTCGTATTTAACGATTCTTTAGCTTTTGCCATATTTTGTTTTTATTAGAACGGAAGGTCATTACCGGGAGTATCTTCTTTAAAAAGATCATCGAACTCTTTATCGATATCCGGCTTTTGTTTTACGTTTAGAGAATACTTACTGTTCTTAGGAGCAGCAGGCTGTGCTGTTGCTGGAGCTGGTGTTTCAGTCTCTTCCTCTTCTTCTGTAGCTTCAGTACTACCGGGGTTCAACCATTCGTAAAGACCTTGCTTAAGTTCTTCGTATGTCGGCTTTCTGTACAGCTCAATCGGATCTGGTTGTGTTTCAAGCCAGACTTTAAGCTGTTTAGCATCTTCAGAAGCAGGAGTTTGTTTAGTCTTAACACGAACTGAAGTCTTGTTAAACTGACGTCCGCTCTGATCAGGACCTACTGTCTCTACGATAAGATCGCGACCTTGGTAAGTATCGGTGTAATCTCCTACATCTTCGTCTTCTGCTACAGCAAGAAGCTCCATATAAACCTCTTTACCGAATTCCCAAAGACGTACGCCCTTGTCTTCTTCGCCTCTAACGATAACTGGTGCAAATACTCTCATCTTCGGTTCTAGCTTTTTAGCTAGTTTAAAATTCTCAACCGTGTAAGTTTGCTTTTTCAAGCTTTCTGAAAACTCTACGATTGGGTCTTTCTCTCCGAAGTTAACAAGAGAGATCATAGTACGGTTGTTAATACCGTAGTGGAAAAAGACTTCCTTAAAAGGATTTTCTTTATTCCATTTGGCAGGAAGCATCCTTACCTGGAATTTGCCAATTGGCGCTTTCCAAATTGACTCAGCGATCTTGCTTTTGCCACCGCCACCGCGGGTTTGCAAGCTGGCCAATTTTTGCTTAATTAAACTTACGTTCATAGCCATTTTGATGTATTTTAAAATTAAAAGTGAACATATATCTTAAACTAAGATAATGAAAAAAATGATAACAGCCAACTTTTTTTAGAGGCTAATTATCTTATGTATCTTAGTGCTTAGGAGGCGGATATCATCTCCCTGTGTTAGTAGTACTGTATTTTTATAATCCGCCCATGAAATTCTATAGCTTGTATCTAGAATCCCTTCGTTTAACTGCCTTATTAGAATGTTTAAGGCATTAATAGTATACAGTGTGTTTGATTCTTTCTTTCTGTGAAGAAGGATCGTATTGTTGAGAATATAAGGAGTTGTATTTTCTGTATCAATATTATATGTGCAGAGCAAATCCGTACAATCCTTAGACTCTAATACAAATATTTTATTGTACAGAATCTTATAGTGGGATTTAATCTGATCGAGAGTAGTGTCTAAACTCTCCTTTGATGTGAATGTACAAAACAGTCTATTCATATAATCAATACCGCTGTAGTCGAAATTATCTATCATAAATAGTTGGTTTTCATTAAAGAATCGTAATCCTTACCGTACTTTGCTTTTACCGGATATTTACTTTCTCGCAAGAGGCTAACAATCTCTAGCAGGAGTTCTTTTCCGTCCTCTACGTTAAAATCTAATAAGAAAGAGTCGTATACTACTAGGCTTATAAAACTCTTCTTCCCTTCTAATATAGCTTGAAGTTTTGTCAGTAATTCTACGTTTGTTTTAGTTTCTAAATTTTGTATAAAGTAATTAAATAGTTTGAGTAAGTATATGTCTTCGGATACTTGTAAGGTTCGTCCAGTCGGTAATTGAACTCCTTTCCCGTACTGGTATGTATTCCAAAGATCATCAAGGTAGGTGCTTAGAGCTTTGTAGAAAGGAATCTCTCTATACTCTTCTTTAATGCCTCCGTATATGTTTTGGAAGGTTATTTGCTTAGCTTCCTTATATTCTTCTTCTGTGATAGTATCTCTGTTAAAGTACTGTTTTGCAAAATATGTATGAATCGATTGATCTTCTGGTAATTCGAAGTTAATCAAATTAGCAATAAGTCTTACGTGGTATGCATCAAAATCAAACTCGACAAAGTAATGGTTCTGAGGTATGAAGCATTTTCTAGAGTGGTTTTCTTTATTTAGGGCTAGAAAGTTAATACCGTTGAATGCATTTGTAGGTCTCGCAGTTACATTGTACAGGTTATAGTTTGTATATATTATCTGATCTTCGTAAGAATCTGTTATACTGTGCGGAGTAAAAAATTCTCCAAAGCATTGAGTATCTATTTTAAGTCCTGCTTCTTCTACCTTTTTATAAACTTTTTCGTATTGAGAATAAAATTCTAGATCTAAACGAAAAGTCTTAATACAGGTCTCAACTTTAATATAAAGCTCTTCCCAGTATTCGTAGAGTTTCGATATCGGTATAACTCTGTTTATATCTTTGTAAACACCGGTGTATCGTTGATAGTAGATGTTTATAAGGGGTGAATCTCCCCTATTCTCCATAGGTTTCTCCCCTCTTTCTAAAAAACAATAATTGAGGTCTATTAAAGAAAGATCTAAGTAATATGAATGGTATTTACTGTTTAAACAGTATATCTTACTAGCTTTCGATAGTACCTTAACTACTTCGAGTATATTAAGTGAAAAGCCTTCCGAATGATCTAGAACTACAATATATCCTTTGTTTTCCGATACGGGACGTATGTAAAGTAGAGAAGGTTTTGCTAGACGGGGATGCTGATTATCGTTATTAGAGATTAGATTTATGAAGCATGAATCTAGCTTCTCTCCTAACTTTTCTAACTGTTCTTGAGTTTCTACTATGTAGTGCATTAACCTTTATTTACAATAAAAATATAGAAGTTATTTCTACTTATCAACTTTTACTTGGTACCGCAAACTTGCTATACTCTTCACCGATATAAGTCTTTAATCCAGGAAAAGTTTTATCTTTAGTCTCCACAAGTCTTTTATTCGTATCTACGATACCAGCAACAGGGTATTGCTTATTTACTCTATCGTCCTTTAGAGGTCCTGTTAGCTTCCAAAATAAGTCTATAACTTGATAAAGATAATCTTGTAGTCTAGACTTTCTATTCCTCATAGTATCATAATTCTCTTTTGAAATCTCTATAATGTTAGAAGATTCATTTACTTTTTTTGCAAAGTACCTTAAAAAATAACCTCGTTCATAATCCTCCTGGGTGGGTTGTGGGTAGTAGGGAGTCAACTCTCTTAAGACAACTCCATAAGCGTCTGTATCAGGCTCTCCTTGTGCGAGAGAAACATTTTTAATTTGTTCGTAGCTCAATACAGCGTCTAGGTCAAACTTACCAGTGCTAACTGATAAATTAGAGGCGGTTTCTATCGGTGTAAGTTTTACATTAGCGTTACTATCAAAAGGATCTGATCCTGTAAAAAATTTTCCATCAAAAGTCTTATAATAAGAACCTCTGTATTCTTCTCCTTTTATTGTAAATTCACCTCCGGTTGTTACCTGGTTTGTTATTATTCTGTTTTTAGGATAATATCTAATCATACTACATTTAGTTTTAACCAGTCCAGTTTATAGAAGGTAGAGTATCTTTTTTTCCACTTGCTGCAATAACATCTAGTTCTGATAGCATATCCAGTAAATTGCTTTGAGGCATCGTATCTATCTTTCTGCTAGGGTCTTGTCCTGTACCGTGTGTTACAACACAAGGTTTAGGCGCTGTTCGTAAACCTTTATCTGGGAATAATATATCATAGCCGGGATTAAATTTGAATCCAGGAGCTAAGATACCGTCCTTGATAAAGGTTAGTAGTAGATTAGCTAATGCTGATATTTGAACGCTTGTTAGAGATTGCCATAAGTTATGTCCTCGATAAACCGGATAAGAGAGATGACACTCATCGTAAGGTATGGCTCGCTCGCCGCTATAATTTAATATTTGACCGCTAGAAGTACACAGCAAGGCAGGACCGTAAGATTCCATTTCAATTCCTATACTATTAGCATTCATACTAGGAGATGCACCCCAAGTCGGATCACCGTAGTGGTTAGATTTCCATTTTTTAAATCCTCTAAATCCAGCTATCTTTCCTGTTCGTCCGATAGTAAAATCAGCACTGGCAGGGTTTACATCTACGGATCTATTCCAGGTGTTTTGATAGTGTGTTAGCGGATTGTCGTAACTCGATACCGTGTAGTGTATGGTTACATATTTAAAGATGCCGCTGGCATTACCTTTTGCTGCTCTGGTCCAAGTCTTTCCATCGGTAATAGATGCCATTTGGAAAGCAAAAGGTTGATTATTATAGTCTGATGCTTTTTCTTTACAGTTGAGTACGGCTTGAACTGGAACTCCTTGAGCAGCTGTTCTTAGAGGAAAAGTTTTCTTTACATCAGCCCATTTCTTAACACCGATTTTTCCACGTTCTGCTGCGGGAACATACTTATTAATATCCTCCAGGGTTGCAATTTTAAGAGCTTTGCCGGAACATTTAGCTGCTTTCTTTGTTGTACTGTAAGTCGGCGTACCTACTACTTCTTGCTTTTCAGGTGGTTTGTAAGCTCCTTTCTTTATAGACTGGTTTAAGACAGATGCTGCTACCTTAACATTTTTAGGTAGATTAATCATAGATCCCTTTATGGTAGTATTCCATGCGTTATTAGAAATATCATGTGTTATTCCGGATACAATAAATCCTACTTTAGGGAGTCCGTTAGTTTTGTACTTTGAAGGAAGTCTATCTCCTGGAATGCAAAATCCTTCATACAGCACCAGGTTACTTATTCCTGCCATAGTCAAGTTGATTGATATCGGCATAATACCGTTAGCACTTACTCCCATAGTCGCTCCTCCTGCTTCACCGGGGTTCGATTTAAGAAGAGTTGCAGCAGTAATGTAGTAGTTCTTAGCAGCGTCCAGATTTTGAATTTTAACCTCTCTAGGAGCTGCTAAGGAGTTAGCAGAGTAGAATCGAAACATAAACTCATTAAAGCTTTGAGCTTCTTGTAGCACTCCAGCATTATCTACCGGTTGAACCGGCCCTGATTTTTGCTCGGTTTTTTGACCGGCATCAGTAGTTTTATTTTTCATAAGTCTGTCTACTACACCGGCATTAAACTCGGCAAAAGTAGAACCGTCTTTATTAAGGGTTGATACCTGATTGCCGGGGTCCATTGCTGTGATTGCAAGCATAGATCCTAGCTTGGTGCTAAATTCAGTATTAAGGGAGAAGCTCTTAGCAACCGAAGGTAGTCCTGTAACAGGTATTCCTTGGTATATACTCGACTCTTTACCTTTTGGGTTTGCATCTAATATCTGGTCGTCGTATATTGTAAGAGTATTGCTGTCGTCGTCATATCCTACTCTAAATTCATTAACATTACCTAAACTTTTTTGTACATCTGTTAGAATTTGCTCTAAAAAAGCTGCTAGAGTAACGTTAAAATTTCTATCACTATCTGTAAAATTTCTTATAACTCCTAGAAGGTAATCTACATTCAAATAGATCTCCATTATTCTTCCTTCGGTATCACTTGCTTTATACTTGCAGTTTTTTAAAAAAGAAGAACCGAAAGGACTTCCCGTTGGTGAAAAGAGCTCTGCTGTGTTTACAGCTGTATTAGGTACACTACCTGGGCTTACTTTGTTAATTGTGAAAAGCTTTCCGTAATCAGCATCTGATGCATCTAAGGGTACTATGCAGACTGTAGGATCGGCAGAAAACTGGTGATTAGTTCTATAACAGAGGTTATTGTTAGGATTAAAGTTTAAGTAGATTAAGGGTTTTTTCTGATTAGCGCTTTTGTTAAACTCGTAAATCATGGCCGAGTTATGTATGTAGGCTAATAGCAATCCTAGTTTGATATAGCAGTAGAGAGATTGAGAGGTGGTTGCTTCATCTCCGGTATCTCCAGATACTGAACTGAAAGGTACTAGTAGAACGCTATCTAATCCAGCAAGAGCGTTTCCGCCTGTTGATTTTCCTGTTAGTAAATATTCAGGGTCGTTTCCGTTTTGAAAAGCACTCACTACCTCGGGTGCTGCTGTCGAACCACCAGACCATAGTCCTAACCCT